AGCGGAACAAGCAGTAACTTCACCCCCCGGACTGAAAGTGCCCGCTGTACATGCGGTACATGCTCTACTGTACCCGGTTCCAGTCACATAATGATTTATAGCACATGGAGTAAAGTCACAATCTGTATCTGCTGCCGCTGGGTTATCTCCCGCCGCGTTTGTGAAGCCTGATGGACATGCTGTACATGCACTTCCAGATACTCGTTCGTTTTCCGCGCACAAACATTTACTGGCTGCCGAAGGATTCACTGGCGTCGGCATGGTACGTCCGGATGGACATGCCTTGCAAATACCATCACCATCGGAGTATTGATCGGTCTGACAATCCGCATAAGCACATGATCCGGTCTCATTGACTCTGGCAGCGGCGGTAGTTCCGGTTCCGGGGCAGGCGAGACATTCTATTTTTTCGTCTTTGGCTGCTTTTTTACCGGTTCCCAAATCAACCACGGGGAGATTATCACCCATGTGATTGGCATAACCTCCTCTTTCATCTGTACTACCAGAACCTAGTGACCCCCAACCCCCAGCACCCCAGCATTTCACAGTGTCGTCATTTAAAAGAGCGCAATTCATCCAACCGCCGGTACTAAGTTTTTTTGCGTATTTCCCTGTTCCCAAATCAACCGTTTCTGATGGTGGACTGTTTCGTTGTGTTAGATCTTCATAGCCCAGTTGACCGCTGGTTGCGCTACCCCAGCATTTCAATGTGTCGTCGTTTAAAATAGCACACGTACGTTCACCTCCGACAAAGACGTGTTTCGCTGTCTTACCTGCACCCAAATTTACCTCCTGTGGAGTATTTTTATCTGTAGTTGAGCCAATACCGAGTTGCCCTAAATTATTTCTCCCCCAGCATTTCAAGGTGTCGTCGTTTAAAATAGCGCACATATGGTAGGCATAGTCGTCACAAGAGATTTGTTTTACTTTCTTGCCTCCTAAATCAACCTCCTGTGGAGTATTTTTATCTGTATTAGAGCCAATACCTAGTTGACCAAATTGGTTATCACCCCAGCATTTCAATGTATCGTCATTTAAAATGGCGCATGCATGATACACACCAGTAGCTATTTGTTTCGCTGTTTTACCTGTGCCCAGATTTACTTCCTGTGGAGTATGTTTATCTGTGGTTGAGCCAATACCAAGTTGACCGTTATTATTGTCACCCCAACATTTCAACGTATCGTCGTCTAGAATAGCACATGTAAAACTCTGTCCACCATCCACTTGTTTCGCTGTTTTACCGGTCCCCAAATTAACAACAGGTAAATCATCTCCCATTTCACCTGAGGCGTCTCCTCTGTCGTTTGTATCACCATAACCCAGTTGTCCCTTCCATGAACCACCCCAACATTTCAATGTATCGTCATCTAGAATAGCACACATGTGACCATCACCAGCGGCAACATGTTTAACAGTCCTCCCAGTGCCCAAATCAACCGTGGGTAGGTTGTCACCCATCTCACCGGCGGCATCTCCTCTATTTTGCTCATCACCATAACCCAATCGCCCGTCACTTCCGTAACCGAAACATTTTATTTTATTATCGTTTAAAATAACACATGTGTGCATTCTACCAGTCGCTAAAACCGTCGTCTTGCTTTCCTTCCCATACTCATTGGCATCGCACATTTCAAGGTCATCACAAGTGGTGTCTGCTGCCTGTGAGTCTCCAGCATCATTGAAGGTTCCAGTGGCGCACGGCGTACACGCATGACTGGACACGTATTCATTGGCACCACAAGTTCCCCAATCACACTCGGTTGCTCCATCGTCCGGATTGTCACCCGCTGCGTTGGTCGAACCTGCTGGGCATGCGGCGCATTCTAATTTATATACCGCTTTTCCCAAATCAACAGTTAATGAAGGACTGTTTTGTTGATTGTTATTTCCATAGCCCAGTTGCCCTTTGTGATTTCGACCCCAACATTTCACCGAATCGTCGTTCAAAATAGCGCAAGTATGGGCATCGCCAGTAACGAGATCATTGGCTGTCTTCCCCGTTCCTAAATTTACATTCTGTGGAGTATTTTTATCTGTAGTTGAGCCAATACCGAGCTGTCCGTAATATCCGCGACCCCAACATTTCACCGAATCGTCGTTCAAAATAGCGCATGTATGTTCACCGCCGGGAGCGATATGTTTGGCTTTTTTACCAGTTCCTAAATCGACCACGTCTAAATCATCTCCCATCTCATTGGCTCCGTCTCCTCGATTACTTGTATCACCATAGCCCAGTTGCCCGAAACCATTAATACCCCAACATTTCAAGGTATCGTCGTTTAAAATAGCGCACGTATGGGTTTTACCAGCAGCAAGTTGTTTTATTGTTTTACTAGTTCCCAGATCGACGACGGGTAGATTATCACCCATCTCGCCGGCTCCGTCTCCACGATTACTTGTATCACCATGGCCCAGTTGCCCATAGTTGTTTCTACCCCAACATTTCAAGGTATCGTCGTTTAGAATAGCACACGTATGTTGTTGACCAGCAACAATATGTTTAGCTGTCTTACCTGTTCCTAAATTTACATCTTGTGGAGTATATTTATCTGTAGTTGAGCCAATACCAAGTTGACCGTTGGTATTATAACCCCAACATTTCAATGAATCATCATCCAATATAGCGCAGGTATGGTAACCACCGACAGCGACCTGCTTAGCTGTCTTCCCTGTTCCCAGATTGACAGTTGTTGATGGCGGACTGTTTCGGTTTGTTGTGTCGCCATAACCTAATTGTCCAGCCCAATTATAACCCCAGCATTTCAAGGTGTCGTCGTTTAAAATGGCGCATGTATGACCACTAGCAGCAAGTTGTTTTATTGTTTTACCACTCCCCAGATCGACCGTTGTTGATGGTGGACTTTTCTCATCACTTGTACCACCGTAACCAACGGAATATCCGTTACCCCAACATTTCACCGTATCGTCGGGGAAGATAGCACATGTATGGTAAGTACCACTAACTAAACGTAATCCAGATGCTGTTTCATTTTTAACATGCTCATTCACCGCACAAGGAGGTGTCGCACACACGGAATTGCCCACCGAAGGGTTGGTTGCCGGCGAGTTTTTACCCGCTGCACATGCCTTACATTGGTAATCGTCCACATACTGATTGACCACACAATTATCGAAAGTACATTGCGTGGCTGCTGTGGCAACATCACCTGCTGCTCTTGTACCTCCCGATGGACAGGTATGACACATGAATTTCGTCCTGTTGATTTCATAAGCATCGTATGCGGTATTTGCACTTAGGCTACCGTCCGACAAGTAATAATTGTTGCTGGCATCCTTCGTCAAACCCTTACAGTTGCTATCAGCGATACACAAGCGTTTGGCTTTTGCAAAATCAGTGATGGCATCGCTGTATCCGGCTGCATTACTCAGTTGTTTGTCAGCATGTAATAGAAACAGCGAGGATACATATTCATTGACTTCGCATACATCGTTATCATCACAGGTGGAAGCAACATTTGGTGCATCACCCGCATTGTTGAATGTACCATAAGAACAGCTTTGACAGGAGCTGCCGTCCGAGTATTGGTCTTTTCTACAAGTACATGCAGTATCTGGTCCTGCCGGATTGCTACCATACGGCGCTGAGGTCCCTGCTGGACAGGCTGTACACACATGGTTGGATACATATTCGTTTACATTACAAAAGGTTGACGAGTCGCAGTAGGTATCTCCGTTTGCATTTGTATCACCGGCCGCATTTGTCATCCCGGATGGACACGGTACACATACATTGTCTTTGACCCTAAAGTCTTTCGCACATGGAGCAATAATACATACGGTATCAGCACCACTGGAATCATCCCCTGCTGGTCTTGTGGTTCCCGAGGGACATTCGGTACATACATTACTGACTACATGTTGATTTAGACCACATGTGCAGTATGTATTCACTGTTGGATCGGAATCGCCCGCGGTTCTGGTGGCGGTACCCGGACATTGAGTACAAGCACCATTTAGTATATGGTGATTGGCCGCGCAAGGAATGAAATCGCAAGTCGTTTCAGCCCCGGCTGGATCATCCAATGCATCGTTATCGTAACCGGCGGGACACTGTGTACATCCTTTATTTTTCGTGAATGAATTACCGATGCCGGAGATGAGTGGACCGTAATTGCCAGATTCTGCCAGTGTAACCTCTTCGAATTTATCCTCTGCACCTACAATCATTTTATTGCCAACTATGGTTCCACCCCACGCATTTCCAACAGTGGTAGCAAGGGTAGTTGCTGTTCCTCCGCTTATGGGCTTTTTAAGAATCGTTTTCCTGTCACTGTTTAAATTGTATACGAAATGGCTGTCGTAAATTCTAACTATTTTTAGCTCTGTAGTTCCTAAGTCCCATACCGTTGTCAATGTCCCACCGGTAAGCGCCATTGAATAAATTTTGGGACCATTCGAAGCGCTAACCCACGCGTAAAAGTACAATTTCGAATCGTAGTAGTCGAATCGACTCGCTGATATGCCAGACAAACTTTTTATCGTGGTCACCGTACCAGATGTTGTTATTTTTGTTATTTTACCGTTACTTGCAACATATAATTCTGTACCGTCTGTCGTTATATCTCGAACATGCTCCCCATGATCAGCCCAACTTGCATCGAAAGAATCACCAGCTATGTCATAGCGTGATACCTTACCATTTTGACGCCCGACATAAATATAATTGTTCAAGTGTACGGCAGCGCTAACATAAGCACTATTATAAAAATTTTTCACCATAGTTTCCGTACCCGATGTGTCCATTTTCATCAATTTGCGTTGGGTACCGCTACCACCAGCATAATATATATTTCCACTTGCATCTACACCGACTCTGGCGTACCCAACCCAATTTGCCGGGTTACCTCTTTCGCTGACAGCTCCAGCCGGTATGGTAGTGTACCCCACACATGTACTGTTAGCACTACATTTACTCTGGCAGTCGGAATCACCGGAACAGGCTGAACCTCCGTACTTTTTCGTGTTATCGGAAGGATACGATAGTTTGACATGCTGATCCGCCAGACATTTTTCCGTATCATCACAAGTACCTATGGTATTGTCACCCGGGTCGTTATATGTACCGGCAGAACAAGCCTCGCATTGATAATTACTATTGACAAAATGATTCTGCGCGCAAGGCGTACTAATATCACAGTATGTGAGTGCACCGGAAGTATCGTCACCCGCGGCGTTGGTAGTGCTTGCGGGACATGCGGTACAGTCTTTACTTTTCATGAATGAAGTGCCGGTGCCTGTGGTGAGTGGACCGTAAGCTAACGATTCCGGACCTACTGCTACGAAAGCATAATTATTAGAATAAATACTTGCCACTCCACTCGATATACTGGGGTCAGTACCACCCCATGAAGAAGATCCCCACGCTGTGATCGATCCGTCTGATTTCATGGCAGCAAATGCGGTACCAGTAGAAAATATGTTTGTATATCCCGTTCCAGTAGGTGCGCCAGAACCACCATTAGATGAATCTCCCCATGCTGTGATCGATCCGTCTGATTTCAGGGCAGCGAAGGCCTTTCCAGTAGAAAATATGTTTGTATATCCAGTTCCGGTAGGTGCACCAGATCCACCCCAACTCGAATATCCCCATGCTTTGATGGAACCGTCTGATTTCATTGCAGCAAATGCGAACCTAGTAGAAAATATGTTTGTATATCCCGTTCCAGTAGGTGCGCCACTACCACCATAATCCGAATCTCCCCATACTGTTATCGATCCGTCTGATTTAAGGGCAGCGAAGGCACCGAAAGTAGAAAATACATTGACATATCCAGTTCCAGTAGGTGCACCAGAACCACCATACGACGAATCTCCCCATGCTGTGATCGATCCGTCTGATTTCAGGGCAGCAAATGCGGTATCAGTAGAAAATATGTTTGTATATCCCGTTCCAGTAGGTGCGCCAGAACCACCCTGTGACGTATCTCCCCACGCTGTGATCGACCCATCTGATTTCAATGCAGCAAATGCCTGTTTAGTAGAAAATATCTTTGTATACCCAGTACCGGTAGGTGCGCCAGAACCACCATTAGATGAATCTCCCCACGCTGTGATCGACCCATCTGATTTCAATGCAGCAAATGCATATTGAGCAGAAAATACATTGACATATCCAGTATCGGTCGGTGCGCCAGAACCACCCTTAGTCGAATCTCCCCATACGGTGATCGACCCATCTGATTTCATGGCAGCAAATGCACTGTTAGCAGAAAATATGTTTGTATATCCCGTTCCAGTAGGTGCGCCAGAACCACCTTTAGTCGAATCTCCCCATGCTGTGATCGATCCGTCTGACTTCAATGCAGCAAATGCTGCTAGAGTAGAAAATATATCTGCTATATTATTAATCACACCGGGATCGGTGCCACCATAAGATGACCCACCCCATGCCTTCACTGTGCTAAAGCCATTTTCAGTGTACCCCGCACATGTACTATTAGCAGTACATTTGCTCTGACAATCAGAGGTACCGGAACAGGCTGAACCTCCATACTTTACGGTGCTATTCGAATTGTAATTCAATTTGACATACTCGTCCACCGCGCATATGTCTGCTAAAATCGGAATGAGATTCAGATAGAGTAATAACAATAAGAATCTCATTTTAATATATGATAGGTAGTTAATATATACCACTTTTTCTCTTAATCTGTTAGATCAATCTCTTCTCGCTTTCTCTTGTTTGTTGGCTGGAGGTGGTTTTTTAATTCTTCCAGTTCTTTAATCCACATCTGTTGCTCGGTCGTGTTTGTAAGAATTATATGCTTTTGCTTTAGTTCTTCGATATCACGCTCAAGTTTCTTTACCGCGTCGGTAGTAATATCTCGCAGTCTGATATCGAGATATTTGGAGTCGATACTTAATTCATTGCATCGCTGGACACAGGCTTCATAATTACTGGAAGTGATGGGTATATCTCCCGCCAATGCATGCACAATAAATTTCATTCGATTGGTCTTTTCGTTGATATCCGACTGTAATACATCCAACTGGTGTTGCTTCCGTTTCTTATACAGTTCCAGACGTGCATCCGCATGTTCCGAAAAGACATTCATCAAATCAGTCTTGCGTATCCGGTTGTTCTCAAACACAACCCAATTTTCTTTGATGCGCGCTTCCAACGGAAGTTTACTGATCCAATCTGTGCCGTTTAAACCGTGTATCACAAATTTCACCGTCGTGTCTGTATGTTCTTCGGTAAAACGCAGGTAATTCTTTTCCAGTTTCTTTAATTTTTCTTTAAAATTGCTGGTCCAACATCCGATAGGCAGATCTTCAATGACCATGCGTCCGTCCTCGATAGAATATTTGCCCCGTGTAAAATTCTTTCCAACTGTACCAGTGAATCCCCTGTACCACGGTTTCAACTCATTGATATTACCCAGAACGGCATCGATCACATCTACAGGGTTGTATTTTGGAATATCGGTCGCCCAACCGGTACCAATACCAGAGGCACCGTTGATCAATAGTGTAGGAATTATCGGTACAAAATGATGCGGTTCCACGATATGACCATCGACATTGTTGTATTCCAATACTGGCAAGTCGGCTTCTGGAAAGGCATATTTCACCCACGACTGTAGTTTCGTAAAGATATAACGATGCGAGGCGTGGTCTGATCCTCCCTTGTGTCTTGTGCCAAACTGACCCACCGGTTCAAGGTAAGGAAGATTGTTGGAACCAACAAAGTCCTGCGCCATGTTGACGATGGCATTGCCTACATTCATTTCACCGTGGTGATAATGGGTATCCATGGCAACTTTTCCGTTCAGTTGTGCCACTTTTATTTCAGAATTGGCGCGTTTCATCATGGTATACAGAATCTTACGTTGTACCGGTTTGAGTCCGTCGTGCAAATCCGGTATGCTCCTCTCGTTTGAGGCTCTGGCATGCTCGACCCACGGTCCAGTGACAAATGAATCGTATGTACGACCGTCTCGATCACCTTCGTACATGGGTGGTCTGGTGACAATATCCTTGCGCCATTTCTTTGCATAATCCTCATCCTTGAATGCCTTTTGCAATGAATCGGGTGCTCCTGACATTGGAAAGGTATATTTGTCGAGTTGCCGAAACATTTCTTTTGCTTCCTTGCTGGTCGATGTACCGAGACCCTTGTAGAATTTGTACCTGTATTCTGGATGCTCTTGAATATACTCGTGTGCCAGTTGTTCATTGAAGAATTCTTTCACTGGTGAACCACCTTTACCGCGAAAGGCTTTCACCAGAGGCGTTCTCATGACCTTCACGAACCCTTCCTTGAGTAAGAGTTCCGGCCAGTGGGATCCAAATAACGAGAATACAAGACCTCGGATATGAAACCCATCCGTATCCTGATCTGACATGACCAGTATAGACCCATAACGTAGAGATTTGACATCCTTGTATTTCACGCCGTGTTTTAGACCGATGGATTTGATCACATCGGTGATGACGGCATTCTTCGACCATTTGTCTGTACCGGCAGTGTATCCATTGAGTATTTTACCCTTGAGTGGATACGATCCATAAAATTTGCTACCAACGACGGCCATACCGGCTAGTGCCAATGCATTGGCAGAGTCTCCCTCGGTCAGGATGAGAGTGCATTTGTGCGAGTCTTTTGTGCCTGCTTTTGCGGCATCGGTTAGTTTCTGAACATCGACGGAGGATCTCTTTTTACCATCATTTTTGGAGAGTTTTTTGTCGTCCTTTTTGCTGGCCATATTCTCCATCACTTGCATGAAGGAAGAGGATTTCACCGCTGACATGAATGCCTTTTGCAATTTAAACTCTGAACCAAACTTGGCTACTGGTAGAGTGCATGTCTCTTTGATCTGTGAGTCAAATGTGGGGTTGACCAATTTGCAAGATAGAAAGATGCTGAGTTTTCGTTTGACCTCGTAGGCTTTCAGTTTCAGTTTCTTCAGAACGGGGTCCATGTGTTTCTGAATCTGTCTCCAGACATAATCGACATGCGTGCCGCCGTTGCGTGTCCATATGCCATTGACGAAGGATTGCTGTTGAAACTCGCCTGTTTCGTTCATTCCAATCATCAATTGCCAACGCTTATTGTCTTGTCGGAATATGATATCAGACATAAAGGTTGATACATAATCATCCGGTTTCATGACAATTTCTTTACCATTCAGAGAAACCATCACCGATGGATTGCATACCTTGAGGTCATGCACGCGACGTTTCATCATTGCCTTCGTGGCTTCTGGTATACTGTCAATACCAAACTTTTCGAGATCCACGGCGCATTCAACCAGAGTTCTTGAATTGGTACCCTTGTATTCCGTGATCTCCGGCGGGTCTACCTTGCTCATATTGTCCTTCCATGTCTGGACAAAACGTTTCTTTTTACGGTGATCCCATATGGATACTTTATAAATACGCGCAAATATATTCGCCAGTTTGGCTCCATACCCATTGCGACCTCCTGTTAGACGTTCTTCCTTGTCGTCATAATTGTTTGAGGTACGCAAGTGTCCGAAAACGAGAGTCGGTGTCCACATCTTTTCCTTTTTGTGTTTAACAACAGGAACGCATTTCCCGTCATTGTACACAGTAAATGCTTTGTCGGTGATGTAGACTTCTATCTTTGTTGTCTTACCTCTGCTGATGTTATCAGAGGCATTGACAAGTACCTCGTCAAATATCTTGTACAAGGCCGGTATGACCTCCAACTCACCATCATTGATGTTGGTATTGGTCCACGTAACCGGTTCGACGGGACCTACGTACGTGTCAGGGCGTTTGATAACGTGATCTACGTCGGATAATCGCTGATACATTTCTTAGTTGTCGGGTTGTCTTATATACTCCGTACGAGCGAGTGTTGGTGTGCACGTGTATACATGCGTGTGCGTGTGCGTGTGCGTGCGTATGTGCGTGACCGACATACCGATTCGGTTTCGGTCAACCTTCGGTTGTCATATACTCTCGGTATAAACCCCTAGCACCCATGCTGGACCTTGCGTAATAAAATTAATGCTATTTTCATGCTAAGAGTTCCCAGCACCTACTTCCAATTTGACAGAAACTTTTTTTTTTACATATTTTTTATATCTACATTAATAAGTACACATATTGTCCTATATTATTAACATGCACACAGCATGTGGAGTTAAATTGACAAAAAAATGTTTTATTTCTGGGAGTAGGTAGGGGGTAGAAAAACCTTAATATAAATAGGACTTTAAATCTATGAAATGAGGTACTTGTTCTCTTTCGTTGGGTTGGCTGTACTCTACAATCTTAACCTACATATTTTATTCTATGAAACCAACTCTTTCGTGCATATGGCTATGTTATTTTGTTTGGGTATACTCAATGTTCAGTTTATAAAGAGGGTAATCTATATAAATTTATAATTTTATACCTATTGTCCTGTTTGATGTACTGTACACATATATCCTTGTAGAGAGATAACCACGAGGTATCTCTTTTGCTCTGTTTCTTGTCCCCCTTGCGGAGACAAATCTCTACTTCTTGTCTAGTTATTTTGTTCATTACGTAGATATATTTTTCTTATATAGAGAACTTATTAAAATTTAAACTCGGTGACTCTAGGACCAATTTCTTCCTCTGTGGGCTCTTCAGATTCTTGAGGTTTTTCAGAATCTTCAGTTGCTGAACATAGATAGTCTAAACCATAAAGGCCAACGCCAAGCACAAATGCACCGATTCCAATGTAATAAATAACGCTAAAAGCAATTGTCCACCCTTTATCATATTCATAACACTCTCCATTTTTTTCTTCGTAAATTTTATTTTCGCTAATAGGTTCAAAGTTTTCTATACATAGAGTAGAAGTAGATATCTCATGCGCGAAGGTCATAGCGGCAACGAACATTAAACCGGCGGTATAACAATTACAGCATCCTGTAAAACAGCAGCAACCAAACATACCAGCAAATAGAAAATTAAATACTAGTCCTTGAAGTATTACAACTATACCAAAAATACTCGATGTGATACCACTAACGGCTAGATTGCTATCCATTTAAAGGAAACAAATGTATTGATATACAGACTTTAATTTGATATGCATTGTACCGGTTGCATCGTAAGCTGAATAGTCCCTACAATCGAGGTATATAAGTGTGGTATTATTTTTTCAAATGGAAAGTATAATCTACTACCTGTTCTTCACACATGTAATTTGTTACTGGTCAACAGTTTTATTTTACACATATCGGTTCAATCAATGGCAAGAAGAGAGTTGGTATGTCGTCAAAAACGTACTTGTCAATCAATTTGTAGTGACACCCTTGTATTGGTTTTTATTTTTATACTACCCAGAATCAATTGCATCATATCACGGTTTATGGCAAATACCAGCAATGGTTATTTTGACCGATGTAATCTTTTATGTCTGTCATCGTATTTTCCACTGGAACAAGACCCTGTATTCATACGTACATGAACAACATCACAGGTACGACCCCCCTATCGCCTGTGCGGGACTATACTCGCACCCATTGGAACATCTATGTATCAACCTGACTTCGACTGTCCTACCAATGTTTATCGTGCGGGCAAATTTAACAGTTGCCTTACTATGGACAATTGTAACCTCGATAAACGTTGTAGTGGCACATAGTGGTATTCATGGAGGAGCACATACAAAGCATCATAAATATCAAACCTGTAATTATGGCGTAGGTGTATTGTTGATGGACAGAGTATTCAATACATTTCGATAGATAAAATTATAATTATATAATAATATACCTTACTCTTGCTTCTTCTACAAATGCTTGTAACGAATCAAACTTCGCTTTTCCGTTTAGATGGTTTTGGCACATGTCAGGCAGGTGCGTCGTGTAGTAATATCGAAACCGCATCGGTTCTACCTTGCCTTCTTGTACCAGACGGTTGGCATAATCCGGTGTTAAGTAGAGACCAAACAACAGTGCACCATGCTTTGCAATCCGAGATTTGTCTTCCAATGCTCTATTCAACATGTTCCGCAGTCTTTCGCTACCCTGTGGGAACTCTGCGAGTGTCAGGTCTCGTATCTCTCGTATGATGGTATCGACGGCTGTGGTATCTTCGGACATGAAACATTTGTACAAGAGATCCGCGTTTTCTCTCTGTTTGTCCAGTGATTGTTTCTCTTCGTAAAAGGATTGTTGCATTTTACTTTGCGCGGTTTGTAATTTATAGTCATATATAAACTCGGTTGGTCTGTTGTATATGGCACAACGTACTGGACCTACATTGTTGGCCTTGTCGGCTGGTGGTGACCGAGGCGCCGTCCTAGTCGGTATGTTACACGGATTATACAAGGCTGGTGGTAAAGATCGCATAGATTGGAAACAAATATCTGGCATCAGTGCTGGTGCTATAGTAGGAGGGTTGGTATCCCAGACTACTCCGAATAACTTCGATAGTCGTATGGAAAAAGCACGAGACATGTTTGATCTAGGCGGATTTCATGTAGTCGAACCTCATACACGTTGGGGCTTCTACATCAATGCTATAGATGCTCTATGGTACTATGATTCTCTATACTCCAATGAACCTATGAAAAAGATTATTGAAGAGCAATTCAATGAGGAGCTGGCCTTTACTCCTCTTACGGTCGGTGCCTATAACAAGGATAGGTGCGAGTACGAAGTCTTCTACGAGAACTTGTCTACGGCCATTTTAGCAAGTTCGGCAGTACCGATTGTATTCCCAGCCATCCAAATAGGCGAGTACAAATATCAGGATGGTGGAATGCGTCACATTATACCTGTACAAGAGATATTCGAATTTATAAGGGAACATCCGCAGGGGTGCACCGTAGATGTTATGGTATGTTACCCGATAAACTGCTATGAGCTTTTCTTCAAGACAATGACACCGGAAGGGTATCTGCCATTGATTGAAGAGTCTTTTCGGGTAATGACCGACCAGATGTTGTGTACACTGAATAGAGACCTGATGGATCTGGCACGATATTTGAATATTTCCTTCGAAGAGATACGTGAGAAAGCATGCAACACATTTGCCAACGATACTGTGACCATAAATATATTTTCACCAGATGATGCATCGTATTCACATTTTACCAACATCAAACCAGAGCAAATGAAGAGTATGTACGATGGCGGAAAACGGGTGGTCATGGAATACATGAAGAAAGAGTTTCCGAAGGAAGATGAGACAGTATAAATAACACTTAATGTATTTAAAAATGGAAATATTAAAAGGTAAACCTACAAATATTATGACGGTTCATTCTGAAGCAACCTATGATCAAATCATGCACGCCGTACATCACAACCAAATACCCGACAAGACTCTACGCGCGGTAGTAACGACCTGTCGTGCCAACCCGGAAAAGGTAATGTTCGTTGTGTACAAGGCATTCAGTGATTCTGTACTTCTTATTTTTGGTAGTAAGCCTGTCTGTGTACAATTAGAAGGGTCAAAACTACAGTCAATAATGAACCAACATTGTCGAGATAACCGTATATATGTATTTTCCTATGTAAAGTAAATGGCGTGGGTGATGTACTATCCGGTGGCGGCAGCAGGGACTTATTTCATTGGGCGAAATATACTCTTTCGGGGCACGAGTTATGCAATCGATTACATGTTAAATTCCAATGCCGATCCGGATATACGAGAAACACATACGGTAGAAACCATTAAGTCCATGTTACATGCATACAAGGATCTGGATGACACGCATCCCGCCTATGAGAGCAAGAGATCGGTTGAAGAAGCTTTGACGGAGCTACAGGATGCGGTGGATCGAGCCAGACTAAAACTAAGCGTTCATGAATCTGGCTGGGTAACACGGTGGAGGACTTTCGATGCTCGGTATGATAATAATATTATCGAAAAAAAGGCACGTGAGCTGATGTCTCGTCTGGATATTTTTACAAAGTTAATTCAGCTAAGCGTGCCATGCGACCAGTTAAGCGTGCCATGCGATGATGAGAACGATCACAACTATGATAAGAAGAGCAGTACAAGCCAGACACGCGCTGTTAAAAATACGAAGGATATCCCTCCAGTCGAAAGTACTGCCCTGAGTCTCTGGTTGAGGTGATTCCCCGGGGAAGCGCTGTTCGCGGTTCGGCCGAGGCGTATCCATATGTAAATAGTTCTAAAGTATTTTATACTAATTTTTGTTTGAATTAACATAATTATTTTATGGATACGAAATACATTGCTTGTATAATGGCATCAGCCATATCGTCTCTTTTCTTCGAGGCAGAGTATTTTTTCTTTTGTTTATCGTCTAGGAAACGGAGAACATAATCCTTGCTTGCTTTCTTGTTCTGGCGATAAACACCAGTACTAATCTTGAAATGTTTCCTCACCGACAGGGGCGCAATCATTCTAGATTTACCCCATAAGAAACAACGTAGTGCACATGCAATCATTTTCATCCGCGATTGCATTTGTCTTTCAATAAGGACAACATCGGCATCTCGAAATACATCTGTGTTGTCCACCAGAACACGTGCAATGAATGGATAGTCAGATCTTTTCTTTTTGGGTACCAAATCCCATATACAAATTGAATCGAAATCGACGAGTTTGCCATCCTCTACGATGGCATAACCAAAATTGCGCAATCCGGGATCTATACTCACCACTCTCATTTTTTCAAGTATAAATGCAATATATATACTCTAAAAATGCCTCGAGACCCATCGCCAGAGCGCGAAATATTTAAAATAACCGACGACGAGCTCGATAATGAAGAATTCGATGATTTTGAACCATTAAATACCACTAAAAAGCCCTCTAGGGTCGAGAAGTTATGCAAGCGTTTAAGTTATGTATTCAAGTCAAGACCTAGGGCAAAATATACAGATGGTCTGTGATTATATTTCAATGTAAGAAATGTTATTGGACAGGATAGGTTCGTCCTCTTGTGTGTCTTTACATAGGCACATGGATACACCATATCCAACCCAACATAATGTAAGAATTATTGCTACAACTATAAAGGATTCCATTTATAAATATAAAAAAGTATTTTATACCTAAAATTTCCACCTCTTGCCACATTCTGAACAGTAACAAAATACCGTGGCGGACTCATCGGCGGATCTGGTCTGCTTTTCTATACGATGTACCTTCCTGCTTTTACATTTCGGGCAGGTAATATCACCGTCCACCATTTCTTCTTTCTGTTCTTTCTTTTCTATAGGTTCCAAAATGGCCGTGGCCTCCTCAAAGGACATCCCTGCACATAGACGCCTTATGATCAGGGGATACTGTTTCGAAGAGTGATTCCATGCTCTTTCTTCCAGTTTCTTGTGTCCTTTAATTCCCTTCAAAAGGGCGATGGCCCGGTTGCGGTAGGCTTCTTCCATGGTATACGTACCTACGGGTATGAATATATACTGGTTTGACTCTGTACGCGCGCGCCCATAGTGTGTTCATAGTATTTAACCGAGTTGGTATAATCGGTATCATCGGTAATCGGTTTACTCGGTTGCGCCGCGCTTCAAGCGACCGCCGGAGGTATATATGTATATATACACACTCACATTCGCAAAAAGATGCCCAAAACCAAAAAAGCAAAAAAGAAGAATCTAGACTTCAAAACACTGGGGCAGAACAATGCCAGTGTAAAGGTCCCGCCATTTCATTTGCAAAATGTGGTGAGTACCTTTTGTTTGGGCGTGTCAGGGTTGAATTTACACGAGATAGCAAACAGGTTCGGTTGTCTCGAATTCAATCCCCAGAACTTCGCAGCAGCAACCATAAGAACCATTGAGCCTCGTACGACCGCCCTAGCATTTGCCAGTGGCAATATGGTCGTCACGGGTAGCAAAAGCACCACGGAATCACGTCTAGCCGCGCGCAAATACGTGAGAATATTCCAAAAGTTGGGGATCCCAGTCATGTTCAAAAACTTTGAAATACAGAATGTGGTAGCCTCGGCGAACGCAGGTTTCCCTATCAAATTGAAAGACATAGCGGATAAATTTGGATTGTACGTGTCCTTTACGCCGGATTTGTTCCCGGGTCTTATATTTCGCAGTATCAACCCGAAACTGGTCTTTCTGATCTTCCGATCCGGTAAGATAGTCATCACCGGGGCCAGAAATGTACAGGATATCAAAATGACCTACGAATCATTGTATCGAAACATTCTAGTTAATTTTAGAGACAGGCAGGATGCACCAACTTCTTCCTCACAGTATAGAAATGAACTGAGAAGAAACCGCGATACTAGCGATTTATAGTAAACACACTATATACGTAATTCTATTATACTTAAATGTTATATATAAACATATTAGGGGGTATCGGCGCCGTATTGTCGATGATAGGAAATGTTCCACAGGCATGGAAAGTACGTCATGCAAATACAACTAGGGATCTTCATTCGTATTCTATTATACTACATTTTACCTCGGCGTGCATATGGAGTGCTTATGGGTTTTTGTTAGATATGTATATACTTGGTATAGAATCTGGTATAGTTGCACTCCTATATTTTTTGATTTTACTTGCTATCATCCGTGACCGAAATTTATACCGAAACCGACATCAAACCGACCCCCCTCGAGCGAAGGACACACTGCCCGTCACACACACCACACTAGTACACACCGAACACACCAAAAACGAAAAAGACACTATATAAAGGTACGATACACAAACAAAATGAAATTCACCTGCGCAAACCTAAGAAAAACCGATGTATTGAAAACGACCGAAGAGGGGTATTCCTTTTTGAAGGAAGAGTTCAAGGTAAAGGATGCCTATTTTATACCAGCGACCCTGAAGGAGGAATACGCCCAACTCTTTATGGTTCTGGATGGTAAATTCAAGAAGAAAGAGTATCTACACTTCAAATCGCAATCGTGGTTGACTGGAATCACCGACGATACCTCTGATGAAGACGCCGTGAAGTCCTTGAACAAGCAGGTTTTGTCAACCTTTCAGGATGTGAAGGAAGTGGGAGATGTGTTACCGATCGACATTGAAGTGTCAGCAAGGGTACACAAGACAATGACAATGAGTCCATTATTGTTCTGTAAGGATATCATATTATCCGCAGAATCCATTTACTATCGCAAGGCACAAGAGATCGAGGTGATATTTTGCGAGAGAGTGACCTCTTACACAAAGACCTTTGATATATCTTTTGTGTTCAAAGATAAGCGTGTTGAGACACATTCCTGTGTAGACCGCAAGCGTCTCAACAACCTATTTACATGGGCAAAAGAAAATAAGGTTGAAATGTACCAGACCGGTCCAGATCCATTGAACTGGCGTGATATGCATAAATGCCACGAATCCAATTCATGGGAGGATATCAATCGCATGTTGAATGTCGTCGACGATATAGATGACTCAGCCAGCGAATGGGAAGAGAATATGACGGATCCGGAAGAAACCGAGACGGAGACGGAAGAGGATTATCCGTCAGAAGAAGAATCTGATTATGCAACTGAAACGGATGATGATGAGGATTATGCCTTCAGTATTGGCAAACGTGACCGTGATTCGGATTCAGACGAAGAGTACACAAGTAAAAAATCTAAACATTAATGATATGCAATTTTACCAAACTCAAGTTTTCTAGCAAACTCTATTCTAGGTCTTCGTAAGGCATCTGGGTTGACAGATGGCCGCAGCGACCTTATCGCAAAATAAAGCGAGGTATAACTACAAACATGCCACACGCTATGTAATATCCCATAGTTTTTATCACCGTGTCGTCCATCGCGCAAAAAGAAAACCGTACCTGTAACCCCCAACAAGAGTCCAATGACCATGAAGGTCGTGTTTCTCTTCTCGGATGGGTACACCAGTCGATACGTAATGTAGAGGGCTACAACAAGGTTTATGGCACCGGAGAATAGACTGTACACCCACATGACGTCCCAGAAGGATGTATTTACGACGGTGATAATAAACAGTACGGGAAGGGTCCATTCGGGTATTCTTTCAAAAATAACAATCGTGGCAACCAGCATGAGCGTGAGATTTGCAAAGGCAATGTCCAATGGTTCAATTCTATCGACATAAAAATCAAATATAACAGCAATATGTGACAAAGTACTGAAGAATATTCCTACAATGAGTGTAATGGATACCCATTGGGTCTGCCACAACACGATAATAAGAGGAATTGCAGAAAGGTGTGTTAGAACAACCAACCAGTCCTGAATGTCCACACTGACATCGACATCTCCAGCGACTAGAAAAGCTACAGTGGCTATATATAAAAGAGCGAAAATTAATTTGAAAACATCGAGTGCCTTGAACATTTACTTTAATATTATATATCATTTATACTTAACTTTTTTCCCCACCTACGTGTCCAGTGGTAATTGTCCCTATGAATCATACAGAAATCGTTTCTCTTTTTGAGTACGCAATAAATCACCTGAAATATTTTTTGCTTCGTCGCTGGTATACGAAGATCTCTACATATTTTCAGTACGGTATTATATAGGGATATTGGTATGTCTTCTTCCCCTTTAAGTAGAAGATGTTGGTATTGATAATTTGCTACTCGAGGTTCTGCAAGTAGGTACTTTTCTACATCGACTGGATCGACCCATTGTCCTATGTGTGTATTCTTCCACGGATCCCAGTAGTATTCCACAATATTGTATTTTTCTTCGTCTGTAAGTTCTATCTCTTCATCGTCTGAGGTCTCTGACTCGCTAGAATACTCCTCGTCGTATATATCGCGATCGTACTTCTTTCTGGTCATGGTTTTAGATATTTTCAGGAGCTTATATACCTAGAAAATCCGATACCGAATTTATGTCGGTATGTAAAGGTATAGTAATACTATACTAAAAATACCTATGAGTATATAAAATCGGTACCGACCAAAACCTTGAAGAGCGTGGCGAGCGCGCCCTTATACATTAGTTTTTGCAGTATATAAGTGAAGATAAAATATCTCAAATGAGTAACTTCACGCACGAACGATTTTTTTCCCTTGCCGATCAGGGTATTACTGAACCCTCGCAACGCACACCGGAGTGGTTTGCAAAACGAAAAAATAAATTATCAGGTAGTAAACTGAGTAATTTTCTTTTCTGTAGTACCGACGAAGAGAGATTAATATGGTACGAAGAGGTGTTTGAAGGTAGGAAAAAAGCCCCGTTTACTGAGGAACAAATGGGGTGGATGGAGTGGGGAAGAACCCATGAAGACGGTGCGCTGCTAGAGTTCTTGAAGCGTAAGACCGATATTATAGCCTTCGAGGCACCTCACGTTCAACATAATAACGTAGAATGGTTATCAGCGACACCGGATGGATTTTATCAGATATTCGACCCTTCGGAAGAGGATTTAAAAATCACAGACCAAGGCATTCTTGAAATAAAATGTCCAGCAAAAAGTAAAAAATGCAATACGAAGGTGACTTATTATTACGTGCCTCAGATGTACCTTGAAATGGCCTGTTCAGATCATAAGAACGCGATATTTATTTCATGGGGACCCAACATGTTACGAGCATGGCGTATTGAATGGGACGATGAATTTTGGCGTATTTTATCGAGGATGATGGACAACTTTCATAAAACAAAAAGTGGGAGTACATACGAGTCGTTCAAGTTGTGTCAGTTTGAGTTAAAACGAGCCTGTCATGAAGTGGTAGAAAAAGCAGTACCATTATTTGAAGGAGATGGATGGGTATTAGATTAATTTTAATATACATATATAAATGTACCATACCACTATAAATGTCAGACGACGATGAAGAAAAAGGGTTAATAAACATGAAACGAAGTAAATACTGGAACAAACATAAAGCAGACGAGATAGAGTCCTTCGTTCGTTCCGCTTACTTCATATGCATCATGCTCTTCTTCCTTTTGGGGTGCTCTATCGCAGGGACAGTCCTCGGAGGCGTGTACAAAACTTCACCGTTGACGGAATCCATTCTGATAACTGTCGCCGGTCCAATATATCTTGTATTGTTTCTGGTACTATTGTGTTGCGGACGTCAGCCGGTACTACGAATTGCACTAGTTATCATTGTCACAACTTTCGTGGCGTTTATGTCGGGCTTTATTTGCGGTGCAAATCTGAAAATCGTGGCAAAAACTTTAAAAGATAATTGATATTTTATCCTATTTATTTCACAAAAAATATTTTTATTTTCCCATATATAAGTCTCAGTTTTTCTCTGTAACCACACATGTTTGTTGTTAAACGTCAGGGTGAAGAACAATCATTTGACCAACAAAAAATCTACTCTTCCATAAAACGAGCTGTCTCCATAACACCGGTATTGACCACCATAGATATCGACAAGATGTGTGATATAGTACAGACGGGAATGGCTCAAAAAATGCTTACATCTGATATTGTTCCGTACATGGCGGAAACAGCTGCCTCGATGGCACCCTTATCCTATGAATATGGCATGCTAGCAGGACGTTTGGAGATGTTTGACTTGCACGACAACACACCAGCAAGCTTCACCGAAGCTATGGAAAAATTAGCCACAGAGGACATTTTGGCCGAATCCTTTGTCCACAAGATACGTACTTACAATTTCGATATCCATGTCAATATAAACAAGGACTTTCAATATGATATAATTGGTCTAAGAACTCTTCGACGTTCTTATCTTTTAAAAGATAAAGATGGTATTGTCGAGAGACCGCAGTATCTTCTGATGCGCGTGGCGGTCTTTTTAACCGATACTCCAGCAGAAGCCATAGAAATGTACAATATCATTTCTGAAGGTTGGTACACGCATGCTTCGCCTACCCTCTTCAATTCCGGTATGAAACAGCACCAGCTGGCATCATGCTTTCTTATGTCCATGAAAGACGATAGCATTGAAGCTATATATGAAACTCTAAAAGAAATTGCTCTCATCAGTAAATCCGCGGGAGGTATTGGAATTGACATTAGCAATGTACGGGCAAAAGGTACGCGCATAAACGGCACCAACGGTACTAGCAATGGTCTGGTACCGATGCTACGCGTGTTCAATACCACTGCGAGATACGTGGATCAGGGAGGAAACAAAAGAAAAGGTTCATTTGCCATTTACATCGAACCATGGCATAAGGATGTGCAAGATGTATTGAAGCTTAAATTAAATCACGGCGATGAGAATGCTCGTGCCCGCGACCTCTTTTATGCCCTGTGGATACCCGATTTATTTATGCGAAGGGTCGAGGAGGACTCGACATGGACTCTATTCTGTCCTACTGAGGCTCCGAAATTACAGGATGCCTATGGTGATGAATTTGATACCTTGTACGAGGAATACGAGCGTTCGGTGAAAACCAAACGGACAATACAAGCGCGTGATTTATGGATGCAGATATGTACCACACAGATTGAAACCGGTACGCCTTATTTATTGTACAAGGATGCGTGTAATAAAAAGAGCAATCAAAAGAATTTGGGTACTATACGCTCTTCCAATCTATGTTGCGAGATTGTAGAATACCACGACAAGGATCAGACAGCGGTCTGTACTCTTGCCTCGATTGCCCTGCCAAAATTTGTCACTCAACATGGATTCAATTTCGATCGATTGGTTGAAATGGCGGGTATTGTGACAAAAAATTTGAATTTGGTGATTGACAAGACTTCTTATCCAGTGGAAGGCGCGAAGACAAGCAATGTACTCCATCGACCCATAGGTATTGGTGTACAGGGTCTCTCCGATGTATTCCAGATCATGGGTCTACCATATGATTCGCCCGAAGCCATTCAATTGGACAAGCAAATATTTGAAGCCATATACTATGGGTCCATAAAGGAAAGTGTTAAACTCGCACACAAACATGGCAAGTATGAGAGCTATGAAGGGTCTCCAGCAAGCAAGGGTCAGCTACAGTTTGATTTGTGGGGTGTCACGCCAACGGAGCGTTTTGATTGGGATGAATTAAAGGAGGGAATAAAAAGTTATGGACTTCGTAATTCTCTGTTGACAGCACCGATGCCTACTGCCTCTAGTGCACAGATACTAGGAAACACGGAATCCTTTGAACCACGTACTTCCAATCTCTATGTTCGTAGAGTGTTAAGTGGTGAGTTTATCATCGTCAACAAGTATCTACAAATGAGTTGCATGAAAACTGGGGAGTGGAACGACAAGTTGGTGAATCAAATCATACAGGACAAGGGAAGCGTCCAGAAAACCTCACTCTCAGATGATATCAAAAAGGTATTTAAAACGACATGGGAACTGTCACAGAAATCACTTATTGACCATGCGGCTGCCAGAGGTCCGTACATAGATCAATCTCAGTCCTTGAATCTATATTTGCCAGCACCAACGCATAGCCAGTTGACCTCGATGCATTTCTACGCATGGAAGAAGGGTCTTAAGACGGGTCAGTATTACCTGAGGACGCAGCCGAAAGCAGCGCCGATTGCCTTTACCGTAGACTGTGAATCTTGTAGTGCATAGTATAAATATATTTAGTAGTAGTTATATATGTCGCGCGATTTTATCATATTTTTTGCTCTATGTTCTATTATCACGATGTTTCCCGACAACATATTTATGTTATTGGCTACGCTTATAAGCTGTCGTTTTTTGTATATCGAATTAGAGTAATAGTATTATATAAGATTGTCTTATTGTTATAAATGTCAGAAAGATCGAAAATTGCTACCATATCCGTTGATAGCCTGACAGAGTTGAACGACAGACTTGCTACGATTCGCGCTGGCTGGTTTGGAACAAACAAAAGAAGTGGTAAGACTTATGCACCGACAGAACATGACAAAATAAAGATGAATATCAATCTATATATGGGTCAAATGGCTCAATTCATGTTCGAGGATATGCGAAAATCATATGCAATGGTTTTGGATTCCGATGATTTGGGGTCGTCATCTGTCCTCAAGGCCTTCGGATTTTCAACAAAAAATATACACGTTCCCAACTATTTTAAAGGTAGTACTGAATATGAAACCATGAAAGAAAGAGTAAAAGATCTATCAGCCTTTCCAGTTTCCGTAGATGACTATGTACAAGCATATGCCAGTTCTAAATCTACCAAAAAATTTAGATCTCAGCTTGTAGAAAAATTCGAAGAGACTAGTTTTTATAAAATTCCCACATTGGTAAAACCGTATCCGACACGTCCACGTGGGTTTAATTTCATTTATCTGGATTATTGCGGTGCATTCCAATGGAAAGATAGAAGAAGAAAAGGCGTTGTGTACAATGTTGACACAGTTAACCGCATATTTGATAATAAATTTCTAGACACTTCCTTACCATCGGTTTTTGCTATCACTGGGTCGTTATTCATGATAGAAAAAAGTGATTATGATAAGGAATTAAGTAGGTATAAGAGAAAAGTAGAAAAATTTGCTATAAAAAATGGGTATACAATACGAGTGGACCAATATTTTGTGTACAGTAGAAAGCCACAATCTGGTCGATCCGATGAAACCATTGGTTACGAAAGGGATGAAGATATACCGAAAGATGTTCCACAGAATTTGAAACGGGGTATGGTCATGTTCTTCATGTCCTTTGTGATTAATTGTCCCGAAGATAAATTAAAAAGATGGGATTCCTTATTTGCAAAATGCGGTAATGGTACATGCAAGCTTGAGATTAAGCATAAAGAGTGTTTGTATCAGAGAGGAGAAAAAGAAGATGAACAAATTTATCTGAAAAAACCATTTTGCAATTACAAAATTACAGATTTTTACCTATTTATAAAGGACGTGAAACGACAAAATTTAAGCTCCATGATAAAAAGGTATACAAGTTTGCCGTGGGACTATGATATAGACGACATTCCAGATCAAATTATCGCTGCTAATACAAGAAGATCCCCGTATTTTGAAAAAAATATTTTAAAATTATTTCGGGGAAGGGGCGGCGGCGAAAACGAATTGTTGGATATATCAAAATTAATATCGATAGTGAATGAAAGTCGAAATAAACAGGAGTTGCAAGATATCAACAGTGAAACAGAGGTCGAGAAAGATGGAAAAACTACAGTATTTCGTTTAGACGACGTGTTTTACATAAAATATCCAGAATTTGAATCCGTTTCGGTTGAATTGGTTATAGGTGATTTGGTGGGTATACACTTTAACAATGAACCCGATTTAGGTTTAGGAG